CCTTCTAGTCTACCAAAAGCAGATTTAGATGATAACGGACAAGTTACGGCAGCAAGTGAAAAAAATCCAGATAACTGGGGTATGGGTGAAGAGTTTGATAATGAGCCAAAGACACAATATAGCGATGCAGAGTATATGAACATGATGCTAGCTGGTGGGTTAAATGGTCCAAAGAAAACTTATCCAAAAGTTTCAAAGGGTGATAATCCAATGCAGCAAGTAAGTGAGCGTATACTACGTGATCTAGCTAATGACTATATGAAGTTTAGAAATGGCTAATAGATCAACTCGAAAATATATATCTGAGGCAGAAAATTTACCACCAGTAGTACTAAGTACTGGAACAAACAACTATCTCGAAGATCCTAACAAGTATTACCATCACATTGATGCTACTGTTGCTAACTTAATTAATCGCGGCCATCAAGTGCATATAATAGTTCCGCATAGCGCAATACATAACAATCCTCAAAACAATGGTCCCAGTAAAGTTGCAACTGCTATAGCTCAAAAATATAATCTTCCAACTTATAATTTTGAACCAGGAAAAGACGGAGTGCATCCAAGAGATCCTAGATTCCTTGCTAATCAGATTGATCAAAGAACTAACGGTCAAGCAAAGAATGCAATATTTGTTGGTGACAGTATAGCAAAAGGTGTTGGAGATGCTGCTAAAGCAGATACTAGTTTAACAAGAGTTGGAGCGCCTGCACAGCGTATATTAAGCAGTGTAGGCGGACCGCCACCAGGATATAATAATCCAATGCTTAATACAGTAAGTAACTCTACTTCTCAACAGGGTCAATCTAATCCAGCATTATTGAAAGCACAAGAACGAGCACAGCAAACAAACCCACAATTAGATCAATCAAGTGCTAAAGGCCGACCTTCAGCAGCTCAGATGTATAGCCATTTAATTTCAAATGGAGCTACAGAAAACGAAGCTAGGATGCTCACTAGTGCAGGTATGGCAGAGTCAGGACTAAACCCAAACGCAACACATGATCGCGGCACAGGCTATGGAATGTTTGGTCATAACATGCGTCAACGTTTAGATTTAAGAGGACAGAACTGGCAGCAACAGGCTTCATCTGCATTAGACGAATTAAGATATAGCAAAGACTCTGGCATCGCAAGAGCAAGAAATATAATCAATGATCCTAGAGCAACAGCACACGATTTAACTGTTGCACAGATGCATTATGAAAGACCTCGAGGTTATACTTCAAGAAATCCAACCGGAGGTGACAATTGGTCAGGTAGATTAGCTAATACTAAATCTCTTATGAATATGGGAACTGTTATCGGAGCTGCTGGCGGAGCTCTTGCGGGATCAGCAAATGCTAATAATACTCCTACAGGATCTAACAGTATTCAAAATCCCGCAAATAATGATATTTCAAAAATGAAATTTAGTGACGACCCCGGAATAGCCGGTCTACAGAGAATGCAAGCTATGGGTATCACCGGTGATGTAAATGATCAATTATCTAAAGCGAATGAAATATTAAAAGGAGTTACTGCCCAACAGATAGCTAGTGATCCCAATTTAAGTGCTATAGCAAACTTGCAACAAGGTTTACTTAAAACCTCACAAGTAGGAAAAAATATTGATCAACCATCTGGCAATGACCAAGGTGGTACTACTATTATTCCAAAAACATCAGACAGCGGTAAAATAACTGATAGATTACCAACAGATGATATTGTTCAAAATGTATTAGATCCATCTAAAGGTTATGCTGCTATCAATCCTCCAACATCCGGTGCTCAAAACAATAATCCTTATAAAGATTTAACAACAACATTTAATAAAGGTGTTGATGATATTACAAACACTATGAAAGACAAATATAATAGTATAGCAAATGGTAATACAACACTATCAGCAGCAAGCCAATCTAATACTAGCGCAGATGACTTGTCTAAAAGATTATCTACTATGGGAACCAATATACAACAACAAGTGGGTCCGGCTTTCAAAGACCTAGCAGATAAAAGTCAAGATTTTTATAATAAAGAATTGGCTCCAACCGTAACCGATACGATCGATAAGATCAATAAAAATGCTCCGGCTCTAATACAAAAAGGTAAAGATACACTTGGTCCATCGGCTGTAAGCGCAGCAAACAAAGCATTAGATGCGCTAAGTCCGAGTGCTGCCGCCGCTACACCACCAAATAACGGATCGCCGACATCTATCGATATGGGAGATATGTGGAAGAAGACACAGGCAAATGGTCAAGCGATGTTACAACAGGGCAAAGATAAATTACTATCTCCTGGTTTAAAATCCTTAAGTACCCCAGGAGCTCAAGCATCCATACCATCAAACGGCGGATTACCTCAATCCGGACCTGCTGCATCTACATCTAGTAACAGCTTTTCTATAGACCCTAAAGGTACAGCAGCAAAAGCCGGAGCTATTACTCCAGATGGCAAGTTGCAGAACAACTGGAGTGGTAACCATTCTATAGATGCAGCTAAAATGGTACAGCAACATCCGGATTTTAATACATTACCTCCGGGAGTGCAAAGCCACGTTAATTCTGCTGCTACTGGTAAAACTAATCTAGATTTAAATGTAATGCAACCGCATTTTGGATTATTACCAGATGCTGCAAAATCTAAACTAGCAGCAAACGGAGTTCAGATAAATGTTGCGCCGCCTCAACAAACTGCACCAGCATCACCTGTAGCTGCTCCTGCGACACAACCCGCACCTTCCGTTTCCGGTACACCTACTAGAACAGATTCTCTAGCACAAAAAGTAACTGATCCGGTAAAATCATATAGTGATATCAATCCGATAACTCCAAAGGTTGAGTTACCAAAGGTTGAGTTACCAAAGGTTGAATTACCACCAACTCCTAAAGTCGAGTTACCAAAGGTTGAGTTACCAAAGGTTGAATTACCACCAACTCCTAAAGTTGATACTGTGCCACCTCCCGAAGATAATAAACCAGCAGATTTACCTAAGCAACCAGAGCTAGCGCCTGCGCCAGCTAGCCCAATAAAATCTTCTAGTGATAACTATAGTTCAGCTACAGCAGCAACTGATAGTGGTACTAGTGCTTGGACACCAGGAAAGGGTGATCCGGGAGATAAGACCAGTGCACCAACCGACGAAGCAGATGAGCTAGACAAGCTATTAGAACAGTATCAAGAATTTAAATTCGTGTACTAGAACCTATAAATATCATTATGGTTAGAAGTTTAGAAGGCGTTCTTGTAAAGAAAGCTAACAAAAAAGAACGTTTCACAGAAGCACAGATAAATGATCTACAGCAGTGCATGGATCCTGTTACAGGTCCATTCTACTTTATGAAAAACTTTTTTTACATACAGCATCCTGTTCGAGGGCAGCTGTTATTTGAACCTTATGAGTATCAGGATAGACTTGTAGAAAGCTATCATAATAATCGATTCAATGTTAATATGTTGCCGCGACAGAGCGGAAAGACCACCTGTGCTGCTGGCTATCTATTATGGTATGCTATGTTCATACCTAACTCAACTATATTGATCGCAGCGCACAAATATACAGGTTCGCAGGAAATCATGCAGCGTGTGCGATACGCATACGAACTCTGTCCTAACCATATACGTTGTGGTGTTACAAGTTATAATAAAGGCAGCATAGAGTTTGATAACGGTAGCCGCATAGTATCAGCCACTACAACTGAAAATACAGGACGCGGTATGAGTATTTCGTTGCTGTACTGCGATGAGTTTGCATTCGTCCCTCCTAACGTAGCTACTGAGTTTTGGACTTCTATATCACCAACTATATCAACAGGTGGTCGGGCTATCATAACATCAACTCCGAATAGTGATGAAGATACTTTCGCATTGATATGGTCAGAGGCCAACAAACGATTTGACGACGAAGGAAACGAAACTACCGTAGGCATTAACGGATTTAGCGCATTCCAAGCATTTTGGCACGAGCATCCAGATAGAGATGATAACTGGAAAGCTGAGGAAATGGGGCGCATCGGCGAAGAACGTTTCCGCCGTGAATATAACTGCGAATTCTTGATCTTCGATGAGACACTTATTAATAGTATCACGCTTTCGGAACTACAAGGAGTTGATCCGAAAGAAAAACTAGGCCAAGTGCGTTTCTATAAGAAGATAGATCCAAAGAACACTTATCTAATAGCACTAGATCCGGCAGCAGGCACAGGTGGTAACAATGCCGCTATACAGATATTTGAATTGCCTAGTTTTGATCAAGTAGGCGAATGGTATCATAATAATACACCTATGAGCGGACAGATAAGGATTCTGAGAGAGATATGTAACCATATCAAATCACACGGTGAACCACAGATCTACTGGAGTGTAGAAAATAACACTATAGGTGAAGCTGCTCTTGTAACTATTCGAGATATAGGTGAAGAGAATATACCTGGATTATTCTTGAGCGAACCTATACGCAAAGGACACGTTAGGCGTTTCCGTAAAGGATTTAACACTACACACAAGGCCAAAATGACCGCTTGTGTTAAGTTAAAATCTTTGATAGAGAACAAGAAAATGAAGATATCTAGCAAACCTCTGATATCCGAATTAAAAAACTTTGTGGCTAGCGGAGTAGGTTTCAAAGGTAAGAACGAAGAAAGCGATGATTTGGTTTCGGCAGCACTGTTGATATGTAGGATGGGTACCGTGTTAGCTGACTGGGATCCTACGGTCTATCAATTCTTGAGCGAAAGAGACAACGAAGAGATAATGCCAATGCCGATCTTCTTTACTAACTATCTTGGATAAATAATGGGTAATGTCAAATACAAGTAACATAAGCACGGGACTATATCATTTATTAGCTAGGCGTTTTCCTGGCCTTTCTCTTATGGATTCAGAAGGACAAACCACTGATGATCCAGCTAAGGCTGTGACCATGGAATTTCCTTTCGTTGTTAGAGGACAAGTAGCATCAAACATATCTATAAGTTTAGCAGACGAAGGTACGCTAAAACTTTTAGGTAGCAACGAAGTTGATGATAATAAATGGTTTGACCTCATTAGAGAATTGCATACCTTTGCTAAGTCAAATGGGTTACAATGGCAACCAAATATACAGGGTAAAGATCAGTTACAAAAGAGAAATAGTAAGGACACCAACATGGAAGAATCTTCATTATATGGATCAAGCAAGTCCAGTTATCAAAATATGGAAACCACTAAACTAATAATCAGGCATTCCAAGAGAATCCAGGAAGGTAGTCCTAACAGCCGAACACGAAACATCGAAGCTCTCTACATACAGAATGAAAGCGGTGAGCGTTTCCGTTATCCTTTCCCGCATCTAGCAGGCGCCCGCGCTATGCAGCGCCACGTAGCTAACGGTGGCAATCCATATGATCATTTTGGTCATTATGTTTGTAGCCTAAGCGAACAGGCTTACAATTATAGGAGAGTCAATAACTTACTCGCCCGCAAGAGTTTTACTGAGAATAGTGAAATATTCGAGATAGCAGAGAAATCAAAGAAGAAGGTAAAAGATATCAAGAAGATCCTCGAGAGGATACAGAAGCAGAATGGTTATCTATTAGTTCGTGAGAACTTTACTACTTTTAAGAAGAAAGAAATGGATGAAGCAACTTTAAACGAATTGCGTAGCACATTTACTACACAGCAGTTTAATGAAGAACTAGTAGAACTATTCCCTTACATTTCAGATCTAATGGGTGAAGCTACTGATCCTAGGGATTCAAATCCGGAAACTTACAGGACAAATAATACTGGATATGCTTGGGATAGATTAGCAACAAGATCTAAATCAGATCCTAAAGATAGCAAAGCAACTAAGGTTGGAAAACAGCTTGGTCTAAAGCACTCAATAAAAGGTGCATCAGGTAAGCATGGTCCAAAAGGACATCTACCAGAAGAACAAGAAATCGATGAGATTTCAGATAAGTTAGCCAAGAAGGTACAGCTCAAGAGAGCACAGCAATATGCTGCTGCTGACAATAATCCAACAGGTGGTAGCCCAGAAGAAGAAAAGGCTTGGCACAAGTATACAAAGAATACAGACTTAATGAACAAGAGATCAAAGAGGAAATCTAACGACGTCGACGAAGCCAAGGATGATGTTCCAGATGAAGTGTTCTTTAAGGATCCTAAGAATGCACCATCAGCAGATTGGGTAGCACAGGATGCAAAGGCTAAGAGTTTTCCAACAAGGCAAGATGCTGCACAGAAGCAAGGCGGTCTATTATCAAAATTAGAACAAGCAGTTCAAAATTCTCCATATATTGAAGTAGAACCCTATAGCAAAGATTTCATTGCAAAAGCAGTGGCTATCACACAGAGGCAGATACAACAGCTAGAAGCTAAAGCACAAGAGAATCCACGAGACAATCAAATTAAATGGGCATTAGAAAAAGCAACAGCCCGTATGGGAATATTACAAAAGCGCCTAGAGACAGCAGATGCACAAGGACCTGAAAAGAATAGCATAGCTATAGAACACCTAGGCAAGCACATTAAAAACAATGACGAACTTAGCAATCTTATGCTTATGGCTAGCGATGAATATAATCGTATGGGACCAGAAGAAAAGAAGAAGATGGTACAGATCTACAGAGCCATTGTTGCAAAGCAAAAGTATGTAGGATTGTTTACTAACGAATCCCTAGCTTATCAAGACCTAGAGATAATACTAAGTGAAACAGCTGAAAACCAAAATAGATCATATGTTGATTCAGTGGACCCTATGATCGAATTTATCAAAGGACTAAAGGCAGCTATAGGCGAAAGCGATGATGACGATAGCGACGATAGTGACGATGACGACAGCGATGATCAAGAAACAGACGAAGAAGATATGGTTAAGCCAAGGCCCGACAAAGCAGAAAAGACAGGCGATCCACAGGATGTAGTTGAATTTGTTAAATCACTTTATAATGCAGATGAAAATTCATTTCCAAGAGGCGAAGAGGGCGTAGTTATTAGCGCAGTAAAAGAATTTGGTGATGAAGCAGAACCAATAGCTAGAGAATCAATAGAGGCTCTAAAACAAGAAGGCGCCGCACACGGAGTTGCTCCAAACACTGATATGATGCGTATGAAGCAGCTAGCAGGATTAGCACCAATCCAAAACTTCTAAAAAATATTCATTGACAGATAAATAAAACTGCGCTATAGTAATATAGTGCAGTTTTTTATTAGGCACAAACAAACTAGCCACAGGCACAACAACAAGGAGATAGGCACATGGCATCACTAGCAGAAATTCGCGCAAAGTTAAAAGAACAAGAGACCCGTAGTTCGGGCAATCAAGGCGGTGGGGATAACGGAATTTATCCTTTCTGGAACTTGAAAGAAGGCCAGGAATCAGTAGTTAGATTCCTCCCAGATGGCGACGCAAGCAACACATTTTTCTGGGTTGAGCGTGCTATGATTAAGCTTCCATTTAATGGCGTCAAGGGTGAGACAGATAGCCGTCCTACACAGGTACAGGTACCTTGCGTAGAAATGTGGGGTGAGACTTGCCCAATCCTTAGCGAAGTGCGTGGATGGTTTAAAGACAAGAGCCTAGAAGATATGGGCCGTAAGTATTGGAAGAAGAAGAGCTATCTATTCCAAGGACTAGTAGTTGAAGATCCTATCAAGGAAGAGAACACACCAGAGAATCCTATCCGTAGATTTATCATCGGTCCTCAGATCTTCCAGATCGTCCGCGCAGCACTCCTCGATCCTGAGATTGAAGATTTGCCAACTGACTATGTACACGGTTTAGACTTCCGTATCGCTAAGACTAGCAAGGGCGGATATGCTGACTATTCTACTTCAAAGTGGGGTCGTCGTGAACGTGCTATCAGTGATAGTGATGTTAAGTCTATCAATGCACATGGACTGTTTAATCTAAAGGATTATCTCCCCAAGAAGCCAACTGATGTTGAGCTAAAGGTTATCAAGGAGATGTTTGAAGCATCAGTTGATGGTGAAGCATATGATGCAGAGCGTTGGGGACAGTATTACCGCGCAGCTGGTATGAGCCAGGCAACTGGTGATCCGAACACACGCACTGCTGCTAAGGTTACTGCTGCCGTTGCTGAAGATGACGATGTGCCTTTTGATACAACACCTGCAAAGACAGAGACTGTTTCTAAGCCTTCCGGTGGAGATAGCAAGTCCTCAGATATCCTTGCAATGATCCGTTCAAGACAATCTAAGTAAGATAAAAAAAGAGTGGGGGCAAGTCCCCCACTATCTTTTCATTATGGAGAATCCTTATGGCTAAAACATTTGATATTACTAAATTTAGAAAAACTCTGACTAAGAGCATTGACGGCTTGGGTGTTGGTTTTAATGATCCGACTGATTGGATCTCAACAGGTAATTACGCACTAAACTATCTCATTAGCGGTGACTTCCAACGTGGC